GTGGTATATTCTATTTATAGATAGATAAATACATCACATAAATCTTATCATACCTAAGTACTAAAAGCGATAAATTTCCAAAACAATCGGATTGACTCTTCAGCAGTCAACCACTCAAATCACTTCTGTGTAGAGTGCCTCCTATCTTTAGGGCACACAAGAAAATAATGAAGGGAGATGGAATTTTGAAGCACGGGAAAAGACCCACCAGGGCACAAAAAATCAGGATTAAATCTCACGGACTCAATCCTGATAATTGGCTAGTCGTTAAAGACTGCAAGGAATGTTTTCAGATAGTACACAAGCTGTCAGGTAAGGATAGAAAAATAGGAGGTCAAATGTAATGATGAATAGTTATGGATACGGATATGGACATGAACAAACTAGAAACCTAAGCAATAAGAAGATTGAAAAAATGGATTTAAAAGGTGTCATCCTGAGTGATTTAATCATGGAACACCAAAAGCAAAATGCCGTAATGTCAAAAGCTCAGTTTGAAAGACTTTTTGAGTCTGTATCCCTTAAGACTGACAAATACCTTAAAGGGATGAAGAGACATTTTGAAATGCAAAAAAAGCAAATGGATGAAGATAAGGCTAGTCTGTCTCATCGCTAGAATCAAAGTCGGGCAATAAAGTTTTCTTAAGACCTTCCTGAAAGGTCCTTAATGCAAGCAAGTAAGAGTCTTGAACACAAAGAGTCACAAAACGAATAATATTTTCATCAACAGCTTGAGAGCAGTAACGCTCAGAATAATCTTGGAAGTTATCCAAGAATCTCTCAGTGATGTCGTCTGAACACTTTCCGACATTAGATTCTAATTCTTTTAAAAAGTCGTAAATTTGATCTTCATCAAGTGGAAACTTGGCCATATAATCACCTCCCTCCATATAAGATGTGTCGCAACTTCATTATATCATGGGAGGCTACAAGAAACACAAATGAAAGGAGGATGCTTGATGCAACGCAAAAGACAACTAACAGCCTTTGGGATGTTGGTAAAGAAAACACTTATCGAAAAAGGCATGACACAGGTACAGCTTGCACACGAAGTTGGGACAAGCAACAAGTATCTCAATCTTATTCTTTATGGAGACAGGTCGGGAGACAAGTACCTTTCGATGATAGTCGAGGTACTCGGCCTAGACCCAAAGTTCTTAAAAAAAATAGCATAAGGGAGGAATAAATTTGAAAGATATCAATAACTTTATTCAGGAATTAGAGGGCTTTAAATCAGAGATGGGCCGAAAGGAATCCAATGAAAGCGATTATGTAAAGATGTTTATTTTGGAGAGGAAACAAAGAGAGCTCACTAAAAAGCGTGAGCAGATACAAGAAGAGATTCAAAATGAAGTCGAGGACTTCTTTAACTACCTCAACATGAAGCAAGCAAGTATCGAAATACTCAGCAAGATAGATGCTTATGCTGGCGAAGAGCTAAAGAGCATCGAAAAGCAACTACGTGCATTCGTGAAATAAAAACACTTAACGGAGGAACTGAGATGTTGGATTTGGGAACAAAAAAAGAGTGTTCGCAGGGAAAGCAGACACACTCTTTAAGAAAGCCCGATGAAATCATTCATCCCCTCCATTGTATCAGAAAAAACGACAGCTTGTAAAGAGTGAAGGGGGGACAGGAATTGGCTGAAACATTTGTCACACTTGAGGAAGCAGCAGAACTCGAAGGATTAAGTTACAAGGGAATGACATCAAGGATTCAAAGAAACACAGATGATTACAAAACAAGGACCGAGCCAAGGGACGGAGGAAAGGACAGGGTTTTAGTAGCTCTCTCCTCTCTCTCCAAAAAGGCAAGGCGAGCATATAAGGAAAAGATGAACATAGACGGGAGGGATGTTGTGATTGATCAAAGAGCAACTGAAGAAACTCCTTGGTATTTGGATATAGACCTTAACTGGTATATTGAGAATTTCTCCAAGCAGTACTATCAAGCGGTGGAACTAGCAAAGGAAGTACAAAAATTCCTAAACTACAACAGTGGCGAACGGACAGTCTTTGCTGATGAATTTGCCCAAAAGCTTGGCGTAAGTCAAAGGACTTTATACAGGTATTCTCAGGCTTATCTTGAAGCCTCAGCATGGGCCATGAAGCTAGAAAAGATGGATTGTGGCAACTATGACTTTTTCAAAGTGATGTGCCTTTGCAGAAAACCAAAGGAAACGCATACATTCCCATCACTTAGCCCTGAGGTCAAGACTTATATCAAGGGTGTATGGTTTGACAAGAATTTTGCAGCTAATGCCGGAACGGTTGAGATGCTTTACTCAAAACTTGAAGAGGTGGCCGATGAACGAGGCTGGGAGTATCCATCCTATCAAACGGTAACGAGATACATTAACTATCTCATGGAAGAAAAGAGACTCAAAAACGCCCACTTCCTAGCGGCGAAAGGCTCAAGGGAATACAAGAATAAGGTCATGGTCAAAGGTTCTAGGGATACGAAATCCCTTCCTGTAATGGGCCTTGTACAAGGTGATGAACACACCTTTGACTGCTGGGTGGCATATACCCATCCAAACGGCAAAGTCACACCAATAAAGCCAAAGCTAGTGGCTTGGATAGACACAAGAACGAGAGTAATCCTTGGGGATGTCATGTGTAAGAATGCCAACTCACAGATACTAAAGCAATCATTGCTCAAAATGATTTATAGCACACCGGGAGGAGTCCCACAATGGCTACTCATAGACAATGGTAAGGACTACACGGCTAAAACTATGACAGGAGTCAAACGAAGTGAACGAAGGAAAAAGGATGGAGAGCCCTTGTCTTTTGACAGCGAGACTCAAGGATTCTATAGAAGTATTGGCATACAAGATGATATCAATAGTTTACCTTATCAACCTTGGTCAAAGGCTCAGATAGAAAGATTCTTTGGTATAGTCTGCTCTAAGTTTACTAAATGGATGCAATCCTACACAGGAACGCTCACGGGCTCCAAGACGGCATCTAAGATTAAAAAGGATGTTCCAAAGATGCTAGAGCGTGGCGAGCTGCTGACAATGGAAGAGTTTTACGAGAAATGGTCAGAGTGGCTTGCAAAATATCATAACGAGGAACACAGAGGCCTTAAGGACCAAAAGGAAAAGTACATCAAGCCGGCAGAGTTATTTATGAAAGCTGAAGATAAGTATTATAAGCCTGCTCCTCCTAGAACTTACGCTTCTATATTGATGATGAAGGCTGAAAAAGCACTTGTAAGAAACATCGGAATCAAGAAGTTTGGTTATGAGTATCGAAGTGATGAGCTTGTTAGATACATCGGAGAAAAGGTTGACTTCAAATATGATCCTGAGGATGTAACGAGGCTATATGTTTACACCAAGGAAGGTAAGAAAATTTGTGAAGCAGTGGCTCAAGAGCTTCTGATGATTGCTCCAAGGGTAACTCAAAAGGCTCTTGAAGAACATATCAAGATGCAAAAGAGACAGTACCGTGAAGATGCTGAAGAGCTTCAGGATATTAAGGCAGACTTTGAAGAACTTATTCAGCAGCATAATGATTTTAAAGGCGAAGTGGTCGGAGGTATTGACCTTACTGTTAAAGCTAAAGGCAAGAGCAAAGCTGATAATATCGTTGCTCTACCACAGGACAAACAGTACGTCTCAGAACTCAAAGACAAGAAGCACAAGCAAAAGGATTCGGAAGATGAGTTTTTCAACAAGAAAGCCCAGGATGCCTTATCAAAATTAAGAGCACTTGGCTAAAAATTTTAAAAAAGCGAGGGAACGTATATGGAAGCAGTAGCGGCTATCTATACAAGTGAAGTAAAAGGACTGGCCGAAAAGGTCAACGAGTTTTTAAGCAGTAATAAAATGACAAAGGCAGACCTTGCTAATCAGGTGAGTTACTCAAGAACGGCGATATCAAGATACTTGTCAGGGAAATACGACAGTGATGCCACTGAGCTTGAGGAAAGGTTGGAAGCATATCTAAGAAGCAATACAGGCGAAGCTGAGGAAAATGAAAAAGAGACAATCCAGCCTACAAAGCTGGAAAGGCGCAAAGGGTTCTTTGAAACAAAGGATTCTTCCAACGTGATAGGAGTTTGCAGCTCCTGTCAGGAGGATATGGGGCTTGGAATTGTAGTTGGTAAGTCGGGCTTTGGTAAGACTTACGCTCTCAAATACTACTCCAAGATGCCAAGAGTGGCCTACATTGAGTGTGATGATACCATGTCAAGCAGAGACCTAGTAGAGGCTATTGAAAAGGCTCTAGGCATTCCTCAAAGCTACGGCACGATATGGAAAAGAGTCAACGGCATTAGAGAATTTTTCAACGTAAACCACGGATACCTTCTCATCATTGATGAGGCTGACAAACTAATCAGCAAGTACACACAAAAGAAAATGGAAATCCTCCGCGGTATATTCGACCAATCGGATGTGGGAATGGTCATTGCTGGAGAGCCAAGACTTGAGGCACAGATTAAAAGTTATCTCACGAGATTTGCTAACAGAGTAGACTTCTACGCTTCTCTCAAAGGGCTTCAGGCCAAAGATGTTGAGAGATACCTTGAAGGTTACAAGATTGAACAGGAGGCTCTTAATGAGTTAGTGTCAAGGGCTTGCAACAATCAAACAGGTTGCTTCAGATTGCTAGACAGGACCCTAAACAACGTGTTTAGGATTATGAATGAAAACGCTCAAGAGACCATCAATCTTAAAACAATTGCTCAAGCAAGTAACATGATGATGCTTTAATCTCAAAATAAATGTCAAAGGAGGATAAGAAAATGATGAGAACTGAAATGAATTTAAACGAAGTGGTAATGTGTGCTATTAATGGTGTGGAGGTTGGAGATACAAAGAAAGAAGCTGTAATGTCAATCACTTCCTTTGTGGAAGCAAATTATATAAACAAGGCAACAATCCAAGACCTAAGCAATCTGAGTATCTCTGAGATTGAAAAGCTCTATGAAATGGGCTTTGAGTTTCATATAAACGATGGCAAGGTTGCAGGACTAATATTAAGACAGGGAGGCTTGAATTAAGATGGCAAGAACAAAAATTAAAGACGAATTGGTTTTGAAAAACTGGGATGATGTGGACATTACCCTAAAGGAAATCGCAGAATGTGAGCTTGAGATTGAGAAGATCACCACGGACATGAATCAAAGAATCCACGACATTAAGCTTGAGGCTGATATGCTAGCCAAGCCCCACCAAGAAAGAATCGAAAGACTAGGGATTCATGTCAAAGCCTTTGTTGAGGACAACAAGGCTGAGCTTGACGGTAAGACGAAGCA